CTGATCCTTCTTACTCAAGTGGCGGCAATGGTGGATCAGGTATTGTTATTTTAAGAATACCAACTTCAGTTTATACAGGTACTGTGACAGGTTCACCAACAGTTACAGACGATGGGGCCTATAAAGTTGTTAAATATACAGGAACAGGAAATTACACAGCATAATGGCCTATTTTGCAAAAATAAATAGCGATAATATTGTTGAACAAATTATCGAAGTTCATAATAATGAATTACTTGTTGATGGAATTGAAGATGAACAACAGGGAATAAATTTTATTCATAAAACTTTTGGTACAAACGACACTTGGAAACAAACTTCATACCATACTGCAGCAGGAGTACATAAATTAGGTGGCACACCTTTTAGAAAAAACTATGCCGGTGAGGGATATACTTATGATGCTACTAGAGATGCTTTTTATGAACCTAAACCCTATAATTCTTGGATACTTAATGAAACAACTTGTTTATGGGAAGCTCCAGTTGCTCAACCAGATGATAATAAGTCCTATGAGTGGAATGAAGAAACACTCAGCTGGGATTTAGTTAAGAGGACACTCTTACCTTGAATTATACACCTCTATGAAAACTAATATTAAAGACTATATTAAAGTCTTTAATAATAAATATTTTAGTAAAAAAGAATGTAAGTTAATCATTAATTCTTTAGATTCCATTAATGCTAAACTAAATACATTTTATAATGAAAAAAATAGTAAATCTGAAAAAATGGGGAATGACCCACGCGTTCCTTTTTTAAGAGAAGACAAATGTGAATCTGTAGGAAAGTTAATTAAAGATAAGTGGTTTAAAATTATTGAAGAATACGTTACAAATTGGTTAAATAAAAAAGAGAAGATGGGTTGGTATACGGGTTGGAATGGTTATGCCTTTCCAAAGTTTATGGAATATCGCAAAGGTACTTACATGACACATCATTGGGACAATATTACTACTTGTTTTAAAGATGATGGACAATCAAGAGGAATACCAACTTTATCAATTATAACAGCGTTAAATGACAATTATTCTGGTGGAGAAATTCTTATGTGTAAAAAATATAAATATAAATTAAAAACTGGAGAAACAATGATTTTTCCGAGTACTTTTTTATATCCACACGAAATTAAAAAAATAACAAAAGGAACTAGATATTCGACGGTATCTTTTGTATTTTAACAAATTAAAGAAAAAAGAATGTTTAATCCTTTGTATAGTGTGATATAGTGTGAAATATGAAAGACACAGATAATAAAGAAACGAGAATTAAATATACTTTCCCATATTGGGGTCCGTTTTTATTTTATACAAATGTACCTAAAACAATTACAGATAAGTTATTAAAACAGGCTACAAACAAAAAAAGTCATCACAAAAAATTAGCCGGCCATATTAAAAAACAATTTATTTACCCAGAAAATATTTTTATGGATTGTTTAAAACCATACTTAACGGCTTATTTAAAGGAAGCTTCAGTTTATTATCGGTCTAAAATTTTTATAGATAAAGGTATTAAGTTAATTGGTCCACCCTGGATTAATTATATGAAATCAGGAGAATTTAATCCTCCTCATATTCACAATAAAGGAGATTTTTCAATGATTCTTTTTTTACAAGTACCTAAAACATTAAAAAAAGAAAACATAAACTTTACGGGTAATTCTTCCGGACCGGGTTCTGTTGAATTTATTTATGGAGAAAATCGTTTTCTTAATATTAGTGACCATAGTTTGTTTCCACAAGTAGGAAACTTTTTAATGTTTCCAGCTAATTTATACCATTGGGTGTATCCATTTAAATCTAAAGGGGAACGAATATCTATTTCAGCTAACTTAAAACTTAATTCTTAATAGTTATGAAAAAATTATTTTTTTTAGCGGGGTTACCTAGAAGTGGATCAATTTTATTAGGAACCTTATTAAACCAAAATCCTTCAATTTACACAACCCCTACTTCATCATTTGTAGAAATATTATTTCGTAATTATTCTATATGGAATGAAGAAAATTATGCTGAAGATTTTGCTGGAACTAAAATTAAGAATATAAAAAATCCTTACTTAAAAAAAATTACTCATGCTTATTTTGAACAGCTCACTAATAAACCAATTGTTTTTGATAAAAGAAGGCATTGGAATTCTATTGAAAATATTAAAATATACAAAGAAATTTTTAAAAAAGAACCAAAAATTATTTGTCCAGTAAGAAATGTAGAAAAAATTATTGCTTCATTTAAAAATGTTTTTTTAAAAAATAATCAAAGATGGGATAGTTTTGTCTTAGAGGGTAATGTGTTTAATGTTAATTTTACACAACTTCAAGATACATGGAATTCTAAATTTAAAAAATGTTTACTCTTTATTGAATATGATGATCTAGTTCAAGCACCTCAAAAAACTTTAAATAAAATTTATGATTTTATAAAAGAACCTTATTATACACATAATCTAAATAATATTATTTCTAATGATCCTTTAAAAGAAGTTGAAAAAATATACAATTTAAAAGGACTTCATAATTTACCTAAAAAAATTAAAAAAAGTAAAACAAATACTGGAATTTTAACAACAGAAGAATATAATAATTATTCATCAAAAAATTTTTGGAAAAAAACAAAATGATCGAATCAGAAATTACTGGAATTTTTCAAACCCCTGTTTATAAAACTTCATTAAAAAAAGAGTTTAATAAAAAAGAATTATTTTTTATAGATAAAGATAAAAAAAAAACAATAAAGAATAAACAAAAATGGAGTGGTAACGCTCAATCAGATAATTACTATGTGCTTGATGAAAAAGTATTTAAAGATTTAAAACAAGAACTAGAATTAATAGTGCAAGATTATTTTGATAAAGTGGTTTGTTCTTCTAATAAAATAACTCCCTATATTACTCAATCTTGGTTTAATTATACAACAACTAGACAATGGCATCATACTCATGCTCATGCAAATTCTTATGTATCTGGTGTTCTTTATACTGATTGCCATGAAACATTAGACCGAATTAAATTTATCAATCATAAATATGAATCCATAAGGCCAGAAGTTAAAGAATATAATGTTTTTAATTCTCTTACTTGGTGGCTTTCAGTTAAAACTAAAGATGTGATACTATTTCCATCTTCATTAACACATGGTGTAGAAACTAAAAAAGGGAATAACACTCGAACTAGTTTAGCTTTTAACGTTTTTATCAAAGGAACTTTCGGTGTAAATAAAAGTGCTACAGAGCTTATTTTATAAAACAGTGCCTACTTTTAAACATATTGATTCTATCCTCTATCTAGTATAATTTAAAATTTGGAGTTTTATATGCTACATAAAATCAGACTAAAGCCTGGTTTAGATAAACAATCATCGGATACCGGAGCCGAAGGAAAATGGGTTAATGGAGACTATATGCGTTTCCGTTATGGATTTCCTGAAAAAATTGGAGGCTGGCAACAACTCGTAGCTGATAAATTAATAGGAGCAGGTAGAGACCAACACACATGGGTTGATCTGGCAGGTAACCGTTTTGCTGCTATTGGTACTAATAAATGCCTTTATGTTTATTATGAAGGATCGGTCTATGATATTACACCTTTAGACTTAACTCGAACAGAGACTGGTGCTTCCTTTACCATGGATGCCACTACAACCGTTACCCTCACAACATCCGGCAGCCACGGTGCAGAAGTAGGAGATATTATTCTTTTGGACGCTGTTACTGTGCCTGCAGCAACAGGATATACAGACGCGGATTTTGAAGATATTAAATTTGAAATTACAGCTGTTCCCTCAGCTACTACTATAGAAATTACAATGGGAAGCGCTGCAACTGGAAGCGCTACTGGAGGAAGTACTACCGTAGACTTTTATTATGTTATTGGCCCTATCACTCAGGGATACGGCTATGGATGGGGCACTAATACTTTCGGAGGTTATACTACTCCTCTTACTTCTACGACTTTAAATGGTGAATTATTAAATGATACTGCAGGAACAGGTGGAGTTGGAACCAGTATTACTCTTACATCTACTACAGGTTTTACTGATCCTGGAACTATTTTAGTAGAAAGCGAACTTATTACTTATACAGGAATTACAGGTAATGACTTAACAGGAATAACTAGAGGAACGAATGGAACGTCTAAAGCTGCTCATTCAGATGCAACCCTTACTTACGATGCTACAGACTTTGTTGCATGGGGAAGTGCAAGTACATCTTCTAATATTGTAATCGAACCAGGTCAATGGAGACTGTTAAATTATGGCCAGGATCTAATAGCTCTTGTTCATAACAACAAAATTTTTAAATGGGAACCTTCACTCCCTAATTTATCAGTACGGGCTGTAGTCGTAACAGGAACTGAAGTTCCCACAGCATCAAGAGACATGGTGCTTTCAGTGCCCGACAGGCACTTAATCACGATCGGAACAGAAACAACTTTACAAAGCTCAACGACTCAAGACGATATGTTTGTGCGATGGTCTAATCAAGAATCGATAACCGTATGGACTCCAACGGCAACCAATACAGCGGGTAGTCAAAGACTGACCGATGGCTCAAAATTATTAGGCGGAATTGTAGGAAAGACGGCTGTGTATATCTGGTCGGATACAGCAATGTATACCATGAAGTTTATCGGACAGCCTTTTACCTTTGGTTTTCAACAAGTAGGAACCAACTGTGGAATGTCCAGTCAACACTCTGCAGCAGAAGTTGATGGCATAGCTTATTGGATGGGACCAAGTGGATTTTTTCAATTTAACGGAAGTAGAGTTCAGACAATGCCATGCCTGGTTGAAGATTATGTATTCGACGATATTAATACTGATGCCAATCAACAAATCCATGTAGCTGTTAATGCTTTATTTGGAGAGGTTACCTGGTTTTATCCTAGTGCGGGTTCAGACTATGTGGATCGATCCGTTACCTATAATTTTTTATCATCTACTGTTGAGAATCCTATTTGGTATACTTCTTCTTTGTCGCGTTCAACGTGGACGATCGAAGGAGTTTTTGCCAAACCTTATTCGACAGAATTTAAAACAGGCGTTGCTCCTACCAATCCAACAGTCGTTGGAATTTCCAATGGCGCAAGTTATTACTGGGAGCAGGAAAAAGGAACAGATGAAGTGTTCACCGATGGAACCACAAATGCCGTTGCGGCTAGTATAGAATCAGGAGATTATGATATTGGAGAGGCTGAAGGAGATGCTGGTGAAGGAGAATTTATGATGCGTATCAGTAGAATCATTCCAGACTTTGGAGCTCAAACAGGGACTGCTAAAGTTTATTTAAATACTAAAGCTTTCCCGAGCAGCACTGCCGTTTCTACTTCTTATAATGCTACTACTTCTACTACACAGATCTTTACAAGACAAAGAGC